TCATCTAACGCCATAATTGCTTGTAGTTCTTCGCTTTCTTGTAATGTCATGGTTTCCTCCAAAACTAGTTCTTCAAGTAATTGTGTTCTATCTTCTTTTGTGAAGTCTTCTGTTAAATCTGAAAGTACAGACATACAATATGGAATAAATTGGTCTGTCACGCCCATATCTTTATCTCGTGCTTTTTTAATCAACGCTTTCCGTGCGGCTTTTTTCTGACTTTTCTTTGATGTTCCAGCCTGTCCATATTTGGCTCGTCCTTTTGCCTTCGGGTCTTTCTTTTTCTTAGGCGTTTGAGGACCTTTGGCGGTTATTTTTTTGTCTAATGCTTGTTGTTTGTCTGCTTTTATCTTTTTTGCATCGGCAGTTGGAATAACTTTCGTTTTACTCTTATCCTCAGGATCTAATGAATATCCTTTAGGCGGTTGTGCATCATCTCCATATTTTTTTCTAGATTGATCAAACTTATCCTGTGCCGCCTTGGTCCCTATTTCCTTTGCGTCATCTTTAGCGGTTTTTGCAAGTTCGTCTTCTTTATCTTTATCAACTATAGCTTTGTCTTTTTCAGCAGATGTTTGATGTTTGTCTAAAGTGGCTTGAGCTTTATCCTTGTCTTTCTGTTTTGCTTTTGGATCATCTAAAATTGTTTGTGCAGAATCAACTTTACCTTTTCTTTTTTCTTCTGCATCTTTCGCTACTTTTGCTTTTTGTTTTTGTGTGACGGCAAGACCTCTTGCTAATTTAGATCCTTTTCCCCACGCATCCCATCCTTTTTTTAAAGCCATGAGTCCACCCGCAGCACCTAATCCAAGTAAGAAATCTCCCATAGTGGCGGATTCATCAACCGCCACCTTTGGTTTTTTATCTAAAATTTCTTCTTCTTCGTTTATATGTTCAATAAATGATTTCATATTATTTCCCGCTAGGAATATCTACTTTAATAGTAACTGGATATTCTTTTGGAGGATCACCAAATTTGAACTTTTTCTTACCTGCTCTTTTGGCGGCGGAAGCTGCTGCCATGAATTCTGCGGCTCCTTCTTTCTTTAATGATTTCAATTTTTCATAAGTTAAACGTCTAAGTGCTTCTTTAAAACCTTTTCTTCGACCATCAACATCAACTGCTTCAGTTGTTGCTAGACCATTGTGATATTGTTCTAATTCTTCAATTCCTTCAAATTCAATAAATTCTAATGTTTCTCCAATAATTTTAGGAACTTTATTAATATCTCTAGACTGTTTTAGTACTTTTGCGGCTTTCTTTTCAGAACCTTTTTCTACATATAATTTACCCTTTTCAAAGAAAGGTTCATATCCTAATGGGCCGTCTATTTTTTCATCTTCTAAGATATCAAGTACAGTCTGTTCATATCCTTCTACTAGGTGAGTACCAGTAACAGACATACGAATTGCCTCTTGAAAATTCATTTTACCCTTTCTGAATTGTTCCAATTTTGGTTTAGTATTAACTTTCTCTTTTTTACCAGAAAGTTTAACTTCGCCATCATCATACTTTTTTGCTTTTTCAGCGTCTGCTTGTTTTTTCATCATATCTGATAATTGTGCTACCACAATATTAGCTACTTGTTGAACTAATGCAGGATCAGGACCGCCTGGATTACTCCCATCATCTGGTTCTTCTTCACCTTCAGGTTCTTCTTCTCCCTCAGGTTCACCTTCTGCTTCAGGATCATCTTCTTGTTCTACCTCCGGTGCTTTTGGATCACCAACCGGATCTTCATCCTCATCCTCTTCTTCAGCTTCTGCTTCAGCTTTCATTTTTTCTTCCCTTGCCTTTTCTCTAGCAAGTTTCTTTTCTTCTTTTTTTGTCTCGCTATCTCTCTTAACGAGTCCGGCGATCACATCTAATAGGCTATCGGATGCCATACATTTCTCCTGAAAATTGTGTAAATGTTTTTCTTGGTTGTGCTTTTCTTGCAACTTTTACTTGAAGATCATTCAAAAAAGAATATTCAAATGGTATGCCTGTTCTTTTTACAACAGTCTCCAAGAGTTTTATTGCTTTATCTGAACTTTTTATGTAATTCACTTCATCTTCTTCTGTTATTTCTTCTTCTGGTACTTGTGCAATACATAAACATTTGTCTGTTAACATTAATGCTTCTTTAAGATATCCTTTTTCTGATGTAGTAAAAGTACCATCACCTACACTATTAACAACTTCATCAAATAATTCATACGCCTCTACACAAGTAGATAAATTTACAGTATCATAACCTTGCCATGATAATTCTTTTCCTACAATTTCCCCTCCCGGCTTAACTACAACAGGCTTATCTAAACCTCTTCGGCGTTTCATTGCTTCACGTATTGAATCTAATTTCAGTCCTTTTCGTACATCATTCATTAGGTTTCTCTTATCTTTTATGGTTAATTCACTTGATGCGCCTGATATAAACAACTCAAAATCACCCTTAGTTGCGGCTGATCTCATCTTAGATGCTGACATTCCAGAAGCACCATCTGCATCTGGATCTCTTTCTCCGGCACTCACTACTTTTATTTCATCAAATTTATAAAATCCATGTTTAGACTTTATCCCATTGTAACTATTTAGTAAAGAGGTAAAGTCATCGACTCTATCACTACCTACTACTAATATTAATTTATCATATTTTTCATTTAATGTAACCGCAATTTGTAGTACATTTCGTTCTTTTGCCTTAGTTTGTATCGACTTTTTAATTCTTGGGAACATTTTTTGTAAATATCCCATTTTATTTGAATGTGAAAGAGGATTTTTCCTACTATCTTGTGAATGACTCCCATAAATGAAAACAGTTCCACCCTCACGTTGACCATTAGCAATTACTGCGTTGATCAATTTTTCGTGTCCGATAGTAGGGGGATTAAACCTCCCAAATGCAAATACTGCTGTACTCATGCTAATACGCTTGGATGATCTTTTTTAGTTAATCTTAATTTTTTATGAAGTTTAGTCGTTTTAGTTCCCCATGAATCATCACCATAAACTCCAGGCGGTGTCATTGTTGGAGTTTTTCCTTTCTTGTGCATCTTCATCCAAAGATCATTGTATCGGTCTTGTTCTTTTTTAGACCAACCACTTCTACCAGCAGCTTTCATACCAAGTTTTTGTAATTCATCTTCTTCTGGATCTTCTGGTTTCTTTTTAGAAAACCAACCTTCTAGCCAAACTTTATAACTTTTCATTTGATAACCTTTCCTAAATTTTTATAGAGGCCATTTACTGTTCTTTGATCATTTCTCTTAAGAGCCTTGATCATATCTTTTGTAATATCTTGTATGTGGACAATTAAATTTTGAATATCTGCTTCTTCAAGACTAAATTCATTATGTAATTTATGGCCTTTTGAGATTGCTGCTCGTTGTGCGGCCTTAGACCATATACTTTTTGGATTGAATTTTCCTTTTTTTGTATCACTCCAATGTTTTTTACCCTTACATAATTTTTTATGCCGATCCTTCATAACTTTAGATCTTAACATATCAATAGGTATTGCACACATATCTTCACCCTTTTCAGTAATTAGAGCCAAATCATGAGCAAGTTTCTCATCTTTAGAGGTTTCATATAAATCCGCATTTGCTTCTTTAAACCTTTTCATCTTCTCCCTTTTTCTTATTTACTGGCCAATTTGTACAATATGGATGAGCTGGATCAAATCTTTGTTCGTATCCATCCTTCATCTCAGGTTCATCTTCTTCTTGTATTTGTTCTTCTTCCATTATTTGTCCCAATTCTTTGCAGCATTGAAGTTTTGCATTGAAAATTCTAATCTGTCTACTAACTTAACTGCACCACCCTTGAGTTTGTCTATAGCAACGAACCCCTCTGGAGCAGTCACTTTAAATCCTGTAGAAGTCTTCATCAATGTTTTAATAGATTTAACTTGTTCTAATTTTCTAAGAATTAATAATTTTGCATCAATGAGTAAATTTTGTAATGCAAATATCTTGACTAAATCTGAAGAATGATCTCTGAAAAAGTCAACATATAAATCCATCTTACGTTGTTTCTCTGTTTTTGTAGTTTCTCTCTTTACTTTATCTACATCTGCTTTCAACTTATCATATACAAATTTGATTACTCCTGCCGTATGTCTTTTAGGATTTGAAATCTTTTGTCCTTCTCTCACCATCTTATTATTATATGTCTTTATCAATTCTTTTGGAGTAGGATCTCCTGCAACCATTGCCAGAGTATTAGAGTCTATTTGTCTAAACACTTTACCGGCTTGACTCAATATTTTAGTAACATCATCAGTTTCTTTACTTGTCATAGTGGCACTTCCAGAATGATCTTTGAATGATGCATCTGCTTGCCATACTGAACTATTTTCACTAAACGCCCCCGAACTAACACCAAAGGAGGCGGTCATGTCCTCCATCGTATCACCACTATACGTGGTATGCCATACGATTCCCATATTAGAGGACAAGATTTTTGCCGCCAACTTCGATTTCACTGGTATTGCATAAACGATAGTATTTGGTTGAAATGTAATATAAGGTTCACCATCAATCGTTTCTCTTTGTAAATCATCTGAAGTATACATCATGTCACCCTGTAAAACACCACTTATGTTTACTTTGGATAACTCTTTCAATGCGACTTTTAGTTTTGATGCTAGTCCACCACTATGATTATTATCTATATCTGTATCAGTATAATTTATCTTTGCATTTTTGGCGAATACACCTTTTGTTCCTACAAAAAATTGATCATTCTCAGGATTAATTCCTGCAAATACTGCGGGTGCTCCATCCCATTTTACTGTAACATCAACAGAAGAAGCTGAACTTCCTGCCAACATATCCCTCAAACCTTGAAGGAAGTTTATTGCACCTCTTGCTCCAGCTACTCCACCATTTAACACCTCATCTTCAAGGTGTTCCATGTGGAGATTCTTCTGTTCAGTTAAGAATGAACTAAATGCAAACATTATTCTACCTTCAAATGTGGAGCAGACCATTGGGATTCAGATTTCCCGTACAATAACATACCTAATACAATATCAAAAAATTGATCTTTATTGGCTTTCTTTAAGTTCGCAAAAATTGCTCCTAACGCAATAGTTTGAAATCTTGCAGATAATCTTGTTTGCATCGATACTTCACTTATCCTTTTGGCTTCTCCAACTTCTGTGATATACTTTAAAAATGCTTGTTTTGATTCTTTTACTTTAGTAGTACCATTAAAAAGTCTAACATAATCCATTTGATCTTTTTGTCCTCTAGAATTATATGTAAATATATCTGAACTCTGCAATACTCTCCACGCCTTTTTTATTGAGGAAAATGCTTTTGCTCCGTCTTTGGTAAATTCATATGCTATACTATTTCCTTCTTTATCAACTATTGGTTTCTTTAACTTTTTAACATGTATTCCTTTAACAGATTCTACAGCGTCTACTTTCTTTTGTCCCGAAAGAAAATCCAAGTATTCCAAAAATACTTTACCATGCATTGCTAATGATCCTTTTTTATCTGCTTCACCCCTTATTGTTTCCTTCGTGCTTGCTGAAAATAACCTATACATTACGGAATATCCTGTCAATTCATTACCAGCGTATTCTGTGTCCACATTTTGAGCTAAGAGTTCGCCATATTCTAATGTAAGACCTGTAACATCATAATCTGGTATATGTCCCGCCATGTTAATTGCTTTTGGTGCACTTGTTCCCTTTTTTAAAGATACGCCTATAATACCATTACTAGCACTTATTGAATTTTTTAAATATCTGTTCATATCATCTAAAGTATTAAAATCTGTAGGCGAGAAATCTTCATATTCTAACCATACATCAGCAGGATTCCATTTATCTTTATCAAATTTTTGGTCTGGTACAGAGGTATGAAATACTGATGCTGCATGCAAAACAATAGGTATTTTTGATCTATCTTTTACAAATCTTGCTGGAGGATTTCCAACAGTAGTTGTAAATGCTTTACATTGTTTTAAGTGACCATCAAGCCAATCTGTATTCTGGTTCAGCCATTGGGCTAATCCTTTTGCACCCGCGGCATTTAATGCATTACCTTTAGCGTCATATACTCTTTCATATACAGATTGATCTAACATTTCATTCAAAATTGCTTGTTCAATTGGAGATTCACTAGCCATTATTTTGTCCTTATTCCAATACATTGCTGATAAAACTAGTAACCACGAAACTTCTTGCTCATTAGTTTGTTTGCTACTTCTTCCTTTAATTTCTCCAGTTAAGTGTACGGCACAATCTGCTCTACCTCTCCAACTAAACACAAACATAGGCCACATTCTGCTTGCGTTTGGACCCGTTTCTGGATCATGTTTCACTACATCTTCTACACCTTCAAATGTATCTTTAATCAATTTAACAAAATCAGCATCCGATAACTTATTTGTATTTTGGACACGAACCCCTTTTCCTGTGTTAGGACCCACTTTGCCAGTCGCCTGCAATGCCCGATAGATTTCTGTATTCTTCGGCGCCTCATCTTCTTTGATATAACTGACTAATGTTTTCATTAATTTCTCTCCTAAAAAGAATAGACTTTACTGATATATTTATAATAACAAGTCACCCCACTTGTGGATTTGGGGGCTCAGGAGGTCTATTATCTTCGACAGCTTTTAGAAAAACATCTTTATGTAGTAAATGCCAACCCTCACAAGTCTCTTCTTCGACTATATCCGCAAAGAAATTTCCATATTGGTCTTCCATTACATAAACTGCTTCTCCAAAATGTATACTTTGATCTGTAATAAACAATACGTGGATCATTATTCCCATATCAGGGTAAATGTAGTATTGATCAGGCACAAATGCCTTGAGGGGTGAAACTTTGCGGGATTTTTCTTCTTTTTTCCTTTGTTCTTTATGGTCAAATTTCCATTTATTTAAGTAAACTATGTTATCATCACTCAAATTTAAACTCCCCAAAATCTTTTTTGCTCTTCATCCTACCACCAGTAGATGCATCAAATAATGGAACATCTTCTTTTTCTTCTTGTTTTCCAGTATCTACTAACCCAGATTGAGATTCTTCTCCCAAATCGGAAAGTCTCATCTTAGCTCTATCTACTCCTACTAAAAATTTCTTATTTGAGGTAGGATCACTATATCGATTTTTTAACTGTTTGATTAACATTTGCCCAGCTTCTTCTAAGTTTTCATTAGTAATAAGTGCAAACATAAAATCTGCTGTTGCTGGAAGTCCAAAACTCTCACTAGTATCTTCAAGTCCAACATCAGTATTTTGAAAACCTTGTCTATTTGTTTGTGTTGCTGATAAAATTGGAACATCAAATTCTACTGCCAATCCTCTAAGTTCTTCTGCAATAGATTTCACATAACTGTAAGAATTTACATATTGTCCTGGTCTGATACGTGAAGAAGAACATATATTGATATAATCGACAAGGATCATATCGGGTTTGAAATTTCTCTTGAGATTTAATTCATTTAATAATGCTCTAAAGTGATTTGTATTTGCTGCGGCGGTAGGATATTCTTTAATAATCAATCTACCCTTAACTGTATTTTTAAGATCTTCTATTTTCTTTGCATACATTTTTTTGGGTAAACCAACCAAATCATCTAATCGAATGTTTAATAAGTTTGCATCAATTCGTTCTGCAATACGTTCTTCTGCCATTTCCAATGTAATATACAAAACATTATTACCTTGTGATAATGCACTTGCGCCGACATGACACATAAACAAAGATTTACCGACACCTGTTCCCGCGAGAGCAATATTCAATGTCTTAGATGACAATCCACCTTGAGTTATCTTGTTGAAGTAGTCAAGGTCAAAAGGAATCTTTTTTTCAACCTTATGATAGAAATCATAACGATCATCAGAATCAAGAAGATAGTCATGACCGACATGAGGATCAAAACTAACAGAAAGAGCATCGGTAAGCAACTCAGGAATAGCACCTTTGTCAGACTTAGATTTTTCGGGTTCATCCAATATTTTAATTGAGTTGACAACGGCGTTGTAGATTGCTTTGTCTTGGCAAAACTTTTCTGTTGTCTCCAACAACCATACCAAGTCCGATTTTTGATCTTCATATCCCTCTATATAAGTTAATAATTCTGTTACATTTGTAAATTCTTCATCTTTTAATTGTGTATTATCTAATTCAATAATTAATGCTTCTTTTGTAGGTAAATTATTATACTTTTCGATAAACTTGTTAATTTCAGAATATAATAATTTATCTGTATGTTCTACAAAATATTCTTTACTGAGAAATGGTATAACCTTTCTAGAATATTCTTCATTATGAATTAAATTTTTAAGTATTATTGTCTCTATCCGCTGCTGCATGTTTTTCCATTTGTCGTTGTAAGATTTCTATAACCCATTCCCCTAATCGTTTTTCAAATTCTTGACCATCCTTATCAGTAATTTCATAACCAAGATCATGTGGCGGTACTTCAATATCATATTCATATTGACAAGCAATATCATTTCCATCTAGTTCTTGTTCTACTAATTTAAATGAAGTGTATCTAACCACTGCTCCATCAAATGGTGATGCGTCTTGTACTACTATACACAATGATTTATCATTCGGATCATTTGGATTAGTACATTCTTTATAAAGTGCTTCACCTGTTTCGAAATAAGGATCATTTAATGTAGTCCTTAAATCTGAATCAGTTTCGTTTGTACCTTTAAAAAAGGGATCTTTAGTTGGTTTCGTTGACTGGGATTGTCTCATCCTCAGTTTCGTTTTTTTCTTCACTTTTTCCTCCATAGAGAAATTCTGTTTTTGCATAATCATTTAATTTATCAAGAATTTCTTTTGTAAAATATTTTTCAGGCTCATTTAAAATAGCCTTCCCAAAAATTTTACTACCATCAGGCATCTCATATCTTGTAGAAACCTTTTTAAAAATCCCCGCCTCTTCTGCTAATTCAAGTAATCCATAATATCTATTCAAACCTTGATCATATCTCAAAAGAACGTCTACCTTTTTGTTTTCTTTTGTTAATCTAGATTTGAAATTTTTGCAATGTATTACGTTTCCTACAACATCAGTACCTTCTTTTTCTTTTCTCTTGGAAAGGAAAATGATTGTAGATGCTGCATATTGTAGTCCACTACCACCACCCATCACATCTTGTGGAAACATAGTTCCAACTTGTTTGTATGTGTGATTAGTAACTAATAATGGAATTCCTGCTTTACCTAACTTTAATGTTAAAACTCTGAACGCGCCTTTAACAAGTTGTGCTCTTGTCATATCTTTAGTCTCTTTACCTTCAGAAATATCACCGACTTCTTTTGTTGTCGATAACATTCCAAGTGAATCAAGACACATCATTATCGGTCTATCTTCAGTATGATTTTCTACTACTTTAACTGCTTGGTGAGTAAATTCTTGAATTGTCGTAACAGGAAGAATTACCATTCGTTTTGAATCGATTCCTCTACTCTCAATCATTTCTTTTGTTAAAGCAGATTCAGACTCAAAATACAAAACACCACCGCTAGGATTATCTGCAAGAAACTGTTTGACCATACCCAAAGCAAAGAATGTTTTACCAGTTGCAGTTTCCCCTGCCAATGCTGTAATTTTGTTAGAAGGAATCCCCCCATAAATATCTCCCGAAACTAATGCATTTAAAATATAACTTCCCGTATCTACATGACCAGTAACATCACCGGCTTCAACTCCATCTGAAACTTTTGTTGCAAATTCATTACCTGTCACTTTTAATAAATTATCTAAATAATCACTCATTATCTTTCCTTGTATTAAGTTCTTTTTTAACTGCTCCTATTTCTTGATTTATATCTACTCGTTCAGAATATGTTTCCACACGATCTCTTTGAAATTTTAAATCTGATAATAATTGTATCAAATCTTCTGTGAGCCAACTACCATAATCATATTCTATAGTCATCTTTTATCTCAAGTATATGGTTTCCATCTTCTTGCATTCTTTGTGCAAAAGCCTTTGCTTCTGATTGAGTTTCAAAAGTCATATAACTAATTGAATCTGGATCTATATCTATTGAATAATTTAATTGTTTTGACATTTGAGCATGTGACCCCGATCTTTCTTTTCTTAATTGTTTCGTGGTCTTCTTTGCATATCTTACCATTACGCTTCCTGCCATGTATACCCCCTATTATACACTATATAAAGAAATTGTCAAGACTTGACTTCCTCTCTGTTTCCCACCCAATTACATCTAATACACCTTTTAATGGTTCAATAAATGCTTTCTCAAATTGGGTATCATAATCTATATATTTTTCTAATTCAAACTCTTTTGGTAAACTATTTAATACAGATATTACTTTATCTCCTGCCGGATTTGGATCTTTAAGATAAGTGAACTTAACCTTTTCCCCCTCTTGTATAACAGGATATCTTCTAGTTAATTTCTTAGTCCTCAACATGTGATTATAAATTAGACTTCCCTTAACATGAATTGGAGTTGACTTTTTATAAATCGTTGCTGAATCTTTATATTTTTTTAGTCCATTAACTGATCTTGGAAATGCTACATCTTCCATATTCAAACCAAAAAACTTTTCTTTAAATTTCTCAATATAACTAATCACATCATCTTCTGTGCCTGAAATAATAATATTGAAAATCTCTCTAAGTGATTGTCTACATGCTTCTGGTGTTGAACTTTTAATTGCTTCAATACCCACAATCTTTAATTTTGGTTCTTCATATCGAACACCCTCAGAATCGTGAACGTTCAGAATATAATGTTTCTTTGCTGTCCAAATTCCTGTATCAGCAATGACCTCACGTTTCATGACCATCTTTTGTTGATAGGCGTTCATGTACTCCGCTAATTCAGTATAACATTTTTCAATTACTTCTTCGATTCTTCCACAGGCCTTGTCCAAGAATCCAATGATTTTTTCCTTATCGGTAATACCAATTCTAGAAACAAGATCATCAAGACGAACATATAAAGAATCAGTATCCATAGCAACAATATAGTCAACATCTTGTGTACCTAATGTTTTGTTTAAATAATTGTTTACTGCATTCTCGGCCCATTGAATTGATAACTGACCTGCTGCAGTAACTGCTTCTGCATTACGTTCATCATAATAACGAAACCATTGATTACCCATTGCTCCATAGGCGGAGTTTAATGCAATCTTTAAATTTTGTTGATAGTTGTAATATTGTGATAATTTATTTGGATCGGAGTTTCTTCCCTTTTTCTGTTCCTCAATCATTTTCTTTTTATACTTCACCCTATCATTGTACATACTTTCCATTAACTGGGGAAGAAACCCTTGCTTATCTCTACGATAAACAGACCCATTCGGTGTAACTGTAATATCTTTTTGTTTCCAAACTGCTGTATCAAATTCCTTATCGATTAAACCCTCTACTCCTATTTCATCTTTCCACGATCCTAAAATAGTTTCAGGAGAAATATTATATTGCATAATCAAATGTGGATATAGACTGTTTAAATCAAAACTTACAATCCATTCATGTCTTCCACATTGTGGTGCTTTAACATAAGCACCTTCATACATATCACCTTTACTATGTTTTTGTTTTTGTGGAATTACAACTTTTTCTCTCAAGAGATGATTGTAAATAATACAATCCCACATTCTTGTCTGTGCAAATACATCTGTGAAATTACACTTCGACAGATATGCCAGAGAAATAATCAATTCTAAAAGTTTTAATTTATCTTCAAGGCGACTAACTAATAATACATCTTGAATATTATATTCAATAAATTTTTGAAAATCTTTCTTGTACAATTCATGGAGTGTTGCTACCTCAGAAAAGTCTAGCTTGGTTTGACCCAATTCTACATAAGCAATATGATCTAATCTATATGACTCTTGATTAGTATAAGTAAATTTCTTGTAGGCATCTAAATAATCTATTTCTGATACACCATATATTTCATAAGTTTGAACCTCACGACCACCCATACCAAAGATTTTTTGTTCTTTAACAAATCCCCACGGCGAGAGTTTCTTGACCCATGTTTCATTTAAGATATTACGAATTCTATTAATCAAATATGGAGTATCAAATGTTTTTGTGTTCCAACCAGAAATTACATGGGGACAATTCTTTTGCCAATACATGACAAACTCTTCTAATAATTGTCGTTCATCAAAACATCTATTATATGTGATATTCTCTTGACCATTCTTAAATTCAGAACAACCCCAAACTTGAATATCATCACCCATCTTTGTTGTAATTGCGGTGACTTCTTCTGTTGCACTCTCAGGATTAGGAAAACCTTGTTCAGAACCAACTTCAATATCAAGGAACATCATTTTTAGATGTTCTAAATTGTAATCGATATTTTCAGAATATGTTTCAGCAATAAAAGAATAATTATAATTTGTATGGCCGTAGATTTTCATATTATCTACGCCTTCATACTTTTTTACTGATTCGCGGGTTTCTTTAATAGACCCCCATTGGACAGGTGCTACCGGCTCATCTTCAAGTGTTCGCCAATCAGTTTTAGTTGTGGTAGGAATATATAAGGTTGGCTTAAATTCATGTCGTTCTTCAAAAGGTAGTCCGTTTTCAATTCCTCTTTCAAAAATGAAATTACCAAGACATACTACATTAGTATAAAATTTAGACATTTGTTTTTCGGGCATGTAAATAATCAAAATTTATGACAACCCGTATTTTTGCATCTGAACACGTTGTTCCGCGATGTTTTAAATGTGCAGGAAATGTTATTAATCTATTACCGACACTTTCAATTCTTGTTCCATCTTCAAATTCGGTATAACCATTATTGGAATTTAAATAATAAATAGAAGTTGTCCATTGTTCTAATTTTTCTTCATTATCTCTGAGATTACCAATATCGATATGATAAGTATTTGTTTGAATTTCTGGTGAGTAAGTTAATAAGTTTGCTTTTATTCGCCAGAATGCTACTGGATCTATATGTTCTATTATAGGATGTAACATATCAATATGTTCAGAAGATTCTTGCCAAATTGAAGAAAAGAAAAACCAATGTTCAAATTGATAATTATTTAAACCTGTATGTTCACCAGCATAATCATTATAAGGAAGAAAATACCAGGGAAACTCTGTATTGGTCATTCTGAAAACTAAATCTTCAAATAATTCATCATCTAATAAATTATTTTCAACTTTTATATCACTCTTCGCAAGTTCATTATGTGATTTCATGGATACCAGTTTGTACGTGTTATTTTATCATAATCACTCTCAATTTCATCTAACTTATTATAACACATCTTTATGTGTTTGTCAACCCATGAACGACCCATGAAAGCGCCCATTGTGAACAGTATTTGTAGATAAGATTTAATATAAATTTCGATTAGATAACGAACCCGTTTTTGTAAACTGTTTTTCCATTTTGTACTAAAGCAGTAGTTATCTTCTTTCGATTCTGACCATTTTTTTTGTATGAACAATGTATCCACCCCGAATTTGGTTCACCCTTTTTATAAAACTCTAATATGATTTGATCCCATACTAGATTTTCTGTTATCCATTTTGCTACTGTTGGATTAGGAGTACCTAATTGCTCAAAATCTACCGCCTCACCATTCATGTGCTGAGAGGTTTTTGATCCACCAATAGCTGCATTTAATTTCGGTCCTCGATATCCAGAATTGACTGTGATTACTCCGAAATGTTCTCTGACCGGTTGTAAAATTTGTTGTGTTATTACTGTAAGATTAACTAAATGTTCTGTCTCTGGAGTATTATCAATACCTTTTCTTTCTGCAGTAGAACTCTTGATCAATTCACTAAGCCAAAAGTTTTTTGATAATTGTATATTTCCTGCCATTTCATTTCCTCACTTCTTTTTCGCTGGCATTGCGCGAGAACCGAACCAAAAACTAATTATTGCTGCAAATAAAGCCTCAGTTTCATCATCCCACACAATATCAATAGTTTGATTTAAATCTGCATCTATTTGTATTGCTTGCCATACAAGTACTACTTTAATACCTATAAATGTCAATACAAACACATAAGTTATAAAAGGTCTTACAAATGCTCTTAACGAGTTTATAAAACCCCCTTGTTGACCTAATGCCTTATCGTGTTCAAGAAGCATTTTCTGTTCATCAAAATCTTTTTTTGCTTGAAACAGTTTAATGTCTAAATCTACACCTGCTTTTTTTGCTTCTATCTGTAATTTAAATTCTTCTGCTTTTGCTTTCTTCTCTTCTTTTTCTTTAAAGAAGTCCATTAT